GTTTGAAACCCAATGCTGATCTGCGAGCGAGAAGTAGCCTGAAACCCAATACTGGCGTGCGAGCGAGTGGTCAGATGAACCCCGGAGCTACAATGCGAGCGAGGGTTAACGTGAAACCCAGGCTGCCTCTGCGAGCGATCGCAATGTTGAAACCCAGAGAAATTCTGCGAACTTTAACCAAAGGAGGAAATCTCACATGAAGCAAGAAAACCCGTTCGACAAGAAGAGCATCCCTGAATTGGAGGAGGCGGTAAGGGCGAGCCTCAGCGCGCAGAAGAACTCGATCATTGAGGCCACGAAGGTGCTGGTCTATCTCCGCACAACGAAACGCTACAAGGAAAACAAGCGTTACGCGAAGGAGCGGTTTGAAGCGTATCTGGAGGACTTGTTCAGCGTGCGGATGGGAACCTTCCGGGATTGGATGCGCGCCTTGCCCTTCGAGGCGGAGGCCAGGATGTTCGGTGTGGGTCTTGTGTCCAAGACACTTCGACTGTGCGGTCCCGTCGGAACGAAAAAGGCATTTACGGAAGTAGCCCGGTTGGAGGAAGTGCGGAAAGAAAAGATCATCCCGCGTGAGAAGATCGACCAGATCATCGTCAAGAATCAGGACCCCCGGCGCATGGCGGCATACCAGAAAAAAGAAGCGACGGACTGGAAGGCCATGTATTACAAAGAGGCGACGGCGCATGAGGCTACGAAAAAGCGGCTGGCCGAAGCAAGGGAACAGATCGCCGAACTCCGGGCGCAGGTGGAAAAGCTGAAACATACCGCTGAGGCATTCGGCGAGGTGCGGAGCATATTCGAGCGGAAGTATGAAAGCGGGATGCAGGCGTCGGCGTAACGCGGTGAGCGAGAATGTTTCTGAAACCCACACTACCGATGCGAGCGAGAAAAAATTTGAAACCCACGGCCAGAGTGCGAGCGACTACAGGAATGAAACCCAGCCTGGATCTGCGAGCGAGTCTTGTGATGAATCCCAGATGAGCATTGCGAGCGAGCCTTGACATAAAACCTATGCCGCGCATGCGAGCGAGGACTGAGATGAAACCCATGAAAAAACTGCGACCAGGGGGCTTCGGCCCCCTTTTTTATTGCCCGACGCACATTCCAGAAACCTTGTCAAGCGTTTTCTACGTTCAAATAACATCATTCTGCGTTCAGTAGTGTTCAAATAAGGTCATTCTGTGTTTTGACCAAAAAACCCCCCTTATAATCCCCCCAAACAGTGCCATCCCTGCGTCGGTTGACCGGGAAGGCCATCAAATATGGGGGTGAATATGGCCGGTATCACTCTTGCCCAGGCCCAAGCGCAACTTGCCTTGTGGCTTGCGGCGGATGCGGCGGTTGCCAGCGGTCAGTCCTACGCGATGGGCGAAAAGTCCCTCACGCTGGCCAATGCCGGAGAGATCCGGAAGAACATCGACTATTGGGCGTCATGGGTCGGCAGCCTGTCACAGACCGGGGCCAGCACAAGGACCGGACCCGTCGTAAGGGGGGTGACGCCGACATGAAAAAGATCATCGTCCCTCAACCCAATCTCATCGACAAGGTAGTCCAGTATTTCGATCCGGTCGCGGCCAGGCGGCGGTATGTGGCCAGGGTGTCGATGGCGTATGCCGAAGGCTACGCCGGGGCATCCGTGACGAGGCGGTCCCTCTCGGGATGGTCCACTCTGACCAGGGATGCAGACGGCGACACGCTGACTTATCTTCCGAAGCTCCGCGAGCGGTCCCGCGATCTGATCCGCAACGCTCCCATCGCAACCGGGGCCATCGGCCTTGTCGTCTCCAACGCCGTCGGCCAGGGGCTGAAGCTCCAGGCGCGGATTGATCGGGAATATCTCGGCATGGACGACGCGACGGCGGAAGCCTGGGAGTCCGCGGTTGAGCGCGAGTGGCTATTGTGGGCGGATTCGCAGGAATGCGATTGCGCCCGGACGCTCCACTTCGATGATCTTCAGACCCTTGCGCTCCGGCAAGTCCTGGAGAACGGCGACGCATTTTTTCTCATGACGCGGTTCTCGAGGCCGCCCAGCCCATACCTGTTGAAGCTCCAGGCTATCGAAGCCGATCGGGTGAAAAACAAGGGATGGGCGATGGACACGCCGACCCTCTCCGGCGGTGTGGAAAAAGACCGCTACGGTGCGCCCATCGCCTATCACGTTCTGAAGGGGCATCCTGGTTCAATCACCACGTCACGCGAAAATATGGAATGGGATGTCCTTCCGGCGTTCAACGAGCAGACCGGCCTTCGCAACGTCCTCCATCTTTACCCGGTATTGCGCCCTGGCCAGAGCCGCGGCGTGCCGTATCTCTCCCCGGTGATCGAATCTCTGAAGCAGCTCGACCGCTACACGGACGCGGAACTCATGGCGGCGGTGGTCGCGGGGATGTTCACGGTATTTGTGAAAACCGAATCGGGCATGGGCCTGCCCTCATGGAACCCGGCGGAGGAGGTCGGGGCCGCTTCGGACGATGAGGATTACAAGCTCGGCAACGGCGCAATCGTCGGCCTGGCCCCGAATGAGGACATCACGACGGCGAATCCGGGCCGCCCGAATACCGCGTTCGATCCCTTCATACAGTCGATCATGAGACAGATCGGCATGGCGCTTGAGATCCCCTACGAAGTCCTGATCCGCCACTTCAGCAGCAGCTACTCGGCAAGCAGGGCGGCCCTGCTGGAGTCCTGGCGTTTCTTCAGAACCCGGAGGGCCTGGCTGGTCAAAACTTTTTGCCAGCCTGTCTATGAGAACTGGCTATCGGAGGCTGTCGCCTTCGGCCGCATCCAGGCCCCCGGATTTTTCAATGATCCGCTGACCCGAGCGGCCTATTGCGGCTCCATCTGGATCGGCGATGCTCCCGGTCAAATCGATCCGGTGAAGGAAGTCCGGGCCGCAGAGAAGAGACTCGGCTTGGGCATCTCCACTCTCGACGAGGAAACGGTCCTGCTGACCGGCGGTGACTTCGAGAAGAACTTCCCGAGGATCCGGAAGGAGCGCGGGATGCTCAAAGAGGTCGGGCTGTGGGTCCCTGCCGTGGAGCAGCAGACGGCGCCGGATGATTCATCGCCGGAAGATGGCGATCCGAACGAGGAGGATGAATAAAATGCGCCTGTTAGACGTGATGAACTCGCCTTGGTCAATCGCACCGGAAAAGCTCCAGGAGATCCGGGCAGTCTATGAAACCCACATGAAGGGGGAGAAGATCGATCTGAAGCCGATCAAAGCCGCGATGCAGACCGGAATGACCGAACTGGAAGCGGAGCGGGGCTACCGGGTGGAAAGCGGCGTGGCGATCATCGACATCCGCGACGTGCTGACCAAAGGCATGACGTTCTTCTCTTACCTTTTCGGCGGCACGGCCATGCGGGAGATCGGCGAGGCGTTCGACCGGGCGATTGAAGATCCCCAGGTCCATGCGGTGATCCTGGCGATCGATTCCCCCGGCGGGACGGTGGACGGCACTGAAGAGCTGTCGGGCAAGATCCTGGCGGCCAGGGGAACGAAGCCCATCGTCTCATGGGCTGATGGCATGATGGCGTCCGGCGCATATTGGGTCGGGGCCGCTGCGGAAAAGATATACATCGCCGGGGATACCACCACGGTCGGCTCGATCGGCGTGGTGGCTACCCATGTGGACATCTCGAAGGCGGACGAGATGATGGGCGAGCGGTGGACGGAGATCACGGCGGGCCGCTACAAGCGCATCGCATCATCCCATAAACCATTGTCGGAGGAGGGTCGCGCCTACATCCAGGAGCAGGTGGACGCGATCTATTCGGTGTTCGTTCAGTCCGTCGCCGCGATGCGGGGCCGCTCGGTTGAGGAGGTCCTGGAGTCGGCGGACGGTAGGATATTTGTTGGCCGACAGGCCATAACCGCAGGCTTGGCGGACGGGGTGGCCAGTCTTTCCGAGCTTGTGAATAATCTGAAGGAGGAATGGTCAATGACTAAAGAAGAATTACGGGCCAAACACCCGGACCTGTTTCAATCCATCAGTGACGACGCTCATGCGATTGGAGTCGCGGAGGGGATTGAGCAGGGCAAGGCGGCCGGATTCGCCGACGGTGAGAAGGCGGGTGCGGAGAAGGAACGGCAGCGAATCAAGGACGTGAGGGCGCAGGTCCTCCCTGGCCATGAGGCGCTGGTCGAGGAGATGGTAGCCGACGGCAAGACGACCGGGGCGGAGGCCGCGGTCAAGATCCTGGCGGCGGAGAAGGGCAAGCTGGAGGAGATGGCGAGAAAGATGTCGGCATCCGCGGTCGCGCCTGTTCCCCCGGTAGCGGAGCCGGAACCGGCGGCAAAAGAGGAGACGTTCGAGGCGGCGGTGGATCGCCTGGTTGCGGGAGGTCTGTCGAAGGGCAAGGCGATGGCGAAGGTTGCCCAGGACCATCCGGATCTTCATCAAGACTACATTGCCCGTTTCAACAAGCGGGCGGAATAAGGAGGAGAGAGAATGTCAAGTGTGAATTATGTCAAGACATTCATTGCAGGCGAGGCCCTGTATGCCCATCGTCGGGTGAAGATCGATACCGCTTCCCCAGGAACGTCAACTGACCCCCCGGAGGTTGTTTATGCCGATGCTGGTGAAGACTACATCGGCGTGACCGAGTACGATGCGGCAAGCGGCGCTCAGGTCGCGGTGAAGCTGAATAACGCGCCGGGGACATTCGAGATCACCTGCGACATCAACTCGGCGATCGCTCGCGGAACCGTTCTATATGGGGCAGCGGAGGGGAAGGTGTCTGATGCTTCGTCCGGTTCGGCGCAGGGCGTGTCGATCGTTGCGGGCGTTACCGACGGCGACGTTATCGAAGTCGCTGTGTGGGGCGTTAAGTCAACCTCGGCGGCAAACGTAACCGTGGCGGACACCAACTCCAACATGACCGGGACCAGCGTCGAGGC